TCTCTACTCCATGTACCCGGCGCTGGAGATAGACTATATCGCTCGCGTATCGGAGAGCCAATTCGACAATACCTTTATTGAAGTGCTGGCCTGTCGCATCGCGCTGGAGTGCGTGGAGTTCACCACGCAATCCAACACCAAAGCGCAAGGACTGCAAATCGCCTATGACGATGCCATAAAGATCGCTGGTCGTTTAAACGCATATATTACGGGGCCACAGGATACGACGCTGCTCGATAGTCATAGCGACTGGATAACGGCGCGGCACGGATACTGGAATGGCTAAGGTATCCCCGAATAGAAACAACTTCAACGCAGGCGTATTCAGTCCCCTTCTGGAAGGCCGCGTTGATCTTGATAAATACCCCGCGTCCATGCGGTCGCTGCATAATTATGTTGCAACGCCACAGGGACCAGCCATACCTCGCAGCGGCACCTATTTCGTCACGCCAGCCTATAACGACGCCTATCTGAGTACATTGGTCCCCTTCGTCTATAGTGAAGAGGAAGCATTCAATCTTGAATTCAGTAATTATCGAATGCGGATCATCCGGGAGAACGGACTACAGGCCCATCCAGCGGCCTTGGTCGTAATCCTTGACGGCGATCCGTTAAAAATAGAAAGCGCGGGACTGACTTCGCACGGCGCGGTGGTGGGCGACCATGTTGCTTTCGCCGGGTTCCCGGTCGAATACAACCTCAATGGCGTGGTGACCACGATCACTGCCAAGAGCGGTAACGAATATACCGTCGATATGGTCTACCCCGGTGATCTTGGGGTGGCTGGTGTCGCCGTGTCGTTGATCTATGAAATCCCATCGCCCTATACGGACGTAGACGCGCGCAACATCCGCGCGCGTCAATCCATTGATGTGATCTATATGTTTTGCGACGGCTATAAGCCACGCAAGCTGTCACGTTATGATACCTATGACTGGCGCTGGGAAGAGTTTGATTTCAACACCGGGCCATTCATGCCCGTGGACCCCAAGAACGGGATATTGAACCCATTCGAGACGGGCAATCCGATCCCGGTCATGTCCTCGAATGCATTACCGGCTGGATATGTTGCGTCGGCTTCAACTGAAGAGCCGGGACACGAAGCCTATAGGGCATTCGACGGGAATAAGCTGACATATTGGCAGCCAGAAGCCGGTGATCCATACGATCCGGATACCGAAACGGGTGGGACTGGATTTCAGAGGGGTACGCTCAACATCACGTTGCCAGCGCCAAAGCTAATCAAGAGCTATACGATATATTATGGAAACGACAATAACGAAAAAGACTACATGGCGAGCGACTTCGCGCCGGGAGATTTTTCATTCGAGGGCGGCAACGGCGGGGCCTTCGCCATATTGGATGTGCAAGTCGGGTACGTCCTTTATGAGGGCACTAGGTCTGCGACTTTTGAATTGAAGACCAACGATACCGCCTATAGCGAGTACCGGCTGGTCGTCACGAAATGCACGCGCAACGGTGAAGTGGAGCCGCGCATAGCGGCCCTGATCCTCGGCTCCGGGGAAGAAGCAGACACCGACTTCACCATGACGCTGCATGGCGATTATTCCAAGCTGAACCGTGGTGCGGGCTTTCTTGCAACGGACGTAGGCCGCTATATCCGCATGAAAGGCTCGGATAGTTTTTGGCGCATAGCGAAGATCATGGAAGTGGTGACGCCCACCAACGTCACCGTGCGACTGGAAGGCGAACCGCTTCCCGACTTGATCGACATAAGGGAATGGCAGATCGCATATTTCAGCGACACCACCGGCTACCCGCGCGTCGGCACCTTTTTCGATGACCGGCTCTGGATGGGCGGCAACAGGGATGCGCCGGATTTGGTGACCGGATCGCAGACGGGGGCTTATGAGAAATTCGCCCAACGTACTCCAACCAATGAAGTTTTGGACGACAGCGCCATAGTTGTGCGTTTAAACTCGCGGCGGCTGTCCAAGATCATGTGGCTCGAGGATGACGAGAAGGGGCTTCTGATCGGCACCGGGAGCCGCGAATGGGTCATTTCCGCCACCCAAGCCGACTTGGGGATTACGGCGCGCAACATCAAAGCCCGTAGCTCGTCCGCGCGTGGAAGCGCGTTCGTGGAGCCGGTGAAGGTGGACCGGCAGGTGCTTTATGTTCAACTGGCAAGACGCACGGTCCGCGAGTACGTGTTCGTATTCGAGGCTGATGGGTACAAGAGCCCATCTATGTCGTTGTTCTCGTCACACCTTGGGTCGATCCGTTTCGCGGAAATGGCCTATACGGCAGAACCGCATAGCATCCTCTGGCTGCGACGGGATAACGGTACGGTTGTCAGCCTGACCTATAACCGCGACGAGAATGTGATCGGCTGGCAGACGCATGACTTCGACGGCTTTGTGGAAAGCATATCCTCCATCCCGTCCGCAGCGACCAATCAGGACACCCTCTGGATGGTGGTGCGCCGCACGATCAATGGCGTGACCAAGCGATACATTGAGAAGTTGATGCGCTTCTGGGATTTCGACAGCACCATAAGCAGCGCGCATTATGTCGATTGTGGACTGCGCTATGTCGGACCCGCTTTGACCACCCTCTATGGATTGCAACACCTTGAGGGAAAACCCGTGGTCGGATTGGTCGACAACATTCCGTTTGGCCCCGTCACGGTCACGAATGGCAGGATCACCTTGCCCTATGAGGGCACAAACATTGTCGTTGGCATGGATTTCGACAGCTATGGCGAAACCTCCAATATCGAAGCTGGCGCGGCAGACGGCACAGCGCAGGGCAAAACCAAGCGTGCGCATAACTGTGTCGTAGTGCTCTGGAATAGCGCCTATGGAGAAATAGGCCGCTATAATGAAGATCGTGACCAATATGAATATCGGGAAGTCGAGTATAAAGAAAACTTCGACACCATGCCCGTACCCGCGCTGCAATCCGTCATAACGGAGCCGATGGACCTACCAGCCGGTTATGGCAAGCGCGGCTCAATAGCTTTTAGGCGTACGAAGCCACTTCCATTCAACGTGATTGCGATATTGCCGCAGATGTTCACGCAGGACCGATGATCCACTATACGCCATGCAGACCGGAGCACGTTAAGTATATCATACCACGAACCGTGCAAATGGAAGAGCACAGAGCCTTGCTGATGCCCGAAGGTGCCGACATGATCCTCCGCTCCATGGGTCTCACGGCATGGCACCAGAGCCGCTGTCTGGGCATGGCAGGCATATGCCAGATTTGGCCGGGGCGCGCGGAAGCTTGGGCCTTGTTTGGCGCGGACGTGGGGCAGTTCATGAAGCCCCTTGTCCGCCATGTGCGCTTCGTGCTGGACAGCTACCAATGTCGCCGGATCGAAATATCGGTTAAACAAGGGAATGCGGAAGGTCATCGCATAGCGAAGCTGTTGGGGTTTGGCGAACCGGAAGGCGTGTTGCGTGCCTTCCACCCTGACGGCAGCGATATGTGCATGTATGCAAGGATACGCGTCTTATGGCCGCGATAGGCATAATCGGCTCCCTTGTCTCCGGAGTGTTCGGGGCCATAGGAGCTATGCAGCAAGCATCCGCTGCGGCGGCGGCTGCACAACAGAACGCAGCGATTGCTGATTACAACAGGAAAGTATCGGAGCGCAATGCTGCCGCCACCCTTCAGACCACGCAACTCGAAAGCGACGAAAAGCGCAGAGAAGGGCAGCGGCGTCTTTCTTCAATGCGTGTCGCATATGGTGCAAGCAATCTTTCTCTTGAAGGTTCGCCTCTGGACGTATTGGAAGATACGGCGCTAGAGCAGGAATTGGACGTGGCGAAGCTCGGATATAAAGGCCGTGTCAAAGCCGTGGGTTATAAGGACGAGGCGGCCAACTATGCCATGAAGGCCGAATTGCATCGCATGGAAGCTGACGCAGCGACGGCGGCGGGACCAATCAGCGCGATAGGCAAGCTGTTCGGCGGCTTCTCCAGCGCGGGTTCGTCGCTTATGAGGATGGGATAATGCCGAATATCCCCGTCACACTGTCAAAAGAAAACTATGACACCAGTGGTCTGGAGCGGTCATATTCGCGCGTGACTGCCACGCCGGATATGTTTGGGGCGCAAATCGGCAAGGCGTTGGGCGATCTTGGTACGGGCATAGGTCAAGCCGCTCAGGCATTGAGCCAGTATAATAAGGAAGGGGAAGACCTTAGGCGACAGGAAAGAGTAGCAAATACGGTTTCTACTTTTCAATCACCTCAGATATACCATCAAACGGTTCAAAGTCATCCGGCACCTGATGGCGCTGGCCTAGCGAAGGCAGTTTCGGATAACATAACTGCGGAGATTGAAAAACAAACAGCACATATAACAGACCCTAAAGAAAGGGCACAGACCAGAATAGCTCTCTATGCGCAACGGGGACACTATACGACTAACGCTGTAAATGCCGAATACAGGCAGAATGAAGAGCATTCCAAGTTTTTGCGGGCGCAAGGGCTTAGTGCGCTTGATATTAAAGTACGTGCCGATCCCGGTTATTATGACATAGCGGTTAAGGAGGCTCATGCAATCATTGATGCAAGCACGGGCACGCCAGTAGGAGACAAGCCAAACCTGAAAGAAGCGGCGACAAAAGTTTTAGCCAATTCACGTTTCGAAGGTCAGGGGGTTGCGGCGCGTACACCGCAGGACGTTAATAACATTCTGACGGAATTGTATGGCACCAAGAAACTGGAACCCGGTGGGACTGCACAACTCGGGACCATCGACATAAACGGGCCTATGGCCAGAAACGAAACTGGCACTCCGATCCCGATGAAGACCCACATTGTTCAGGTGGACGGTGTGACCACGCTGGTTCCGGCTATCGGGCCGGATGGAAAGCCGATATCGCCGGAAGAAGCGGCCAAGCTGAGTAAGGAAACCGGAAATCATTTTGGCAAGTATAACGACGAGAAGGAAGCGAAGGCTCAGGCAGATAAAATAAATCAGCATCAGACCGCCTTGTATAACAACAGGTGGCATCAGGAATTATCCGCACCGCATTTTGAACAACTCACTAAGAGCCTTAATGAGCGTAAGGCACACTTGCAGACAGAGGCAAATAGAGTTGCAACCACTGCAATTCAAAGTCTGGAAGGCCGCGATGCGGATATAAAAACCTTATTGCCGCCGGAGGAAATGCGAGGCGTAAAGGATATAGCACACGCAAGTGGCGATCCTCAAATCATAGCAAGATACGAGAGAATTAGACGCAATCAGGAACAGAAAGCTAAGGAATTAGGTTTGCCTATACCTACGCTGGAAGGCATAAACCAAGAAAGGCGTGGTGGCGCGAGCATATCTTACCCAAACGCCCCGGCTGAAATGGCAACGTCCTATAATACAGCGAACAAATATTTTCCGGAGATACCTGTAGGTTATCTTGGCGCTACGGCACATCGTGAATGGGGCAGTACATATTTTCCTAAATATCAGTCGCGCGGTAATGTGCAGTTCAAGCCCGTAGCGTCTGCTGGTAACAGCCCGGATATACAAAGGATACATCCGCAGGTTCAGGAAGCGTTGACTGTTGCGGGGCAAGTGTTTGAACGGCCACTTCAAATTAATTCCGGCTACCGATCCGCAGAACATCAGGCTGAACTCAAGTTCAGAGCGGGGGACAGTCCGCTTGTTGCGCATCGCAGTTATCATACGGCGGGTACTG